ATGCGCGACCATGCCCATGTGGTGATGGCCCCCGGCATGGCGATCTTTGTGACGATCCTGTCGCTGAACCTGCTGGGCGACGGGCTGCGGGATACCCTGGATCCCAGGCTCAAACAGTAAGATGAGGAGCATCGCATGAACACGTTGGAAATCAAAAACCTGGTGATTCAATACGTAAGCGACGACGAGATTGTGTACGCAGTCAACGGCGTTGATATAACCATCCCATCGGGCAAGACCCTGGGATTGGTGGGGGAGACCGGCGCGGGAAAAACGACGACGGCGCTGTCCATCCTGAACCTGGTACCCGAACCTCAGGGGCGGATCGTTGCCGGCGAGGTGCTGCTGGACGGCAAAAACGTGCTGGCTATGAACGACAAGCAGCTGCAAGCCATCCGGGGCGACCGGGTGGCCATGATCTTTCAGGATCCCATGACTTCGCTCAACCCCATCCAGACGGTGGGGGAGCAGATCGCCGAGGGCATCCGGCTGCACCGCAAGGTGGATGCCAAGGAAGCGCTGAAGCAGGCGTTTTCCATGCTGGAAATGGTGGGTATCCCGGGCGACCGCGCCATGGAGTATCCCCATCAGTTCTCCGGCGGCATGAAGCAGCGGGTGGTGATCGCCATCGCCCTGGCGTGCCAGCCCAACTTATTGATCGCCGACGAACCCACCACCGCGCTGGATGTCACCATACAGGCCCAGGTGCTCAAGCTCATCAACGAGTTGCGCGACAAAGAAGAGATGTCCATGCTGATGATCACCCACGACCTGGGGATCGTAGCCGAGGTGTGTGACGCCGTGGCCATCATGTACGCGGGCCGGGTGGTGGAGCAGGGAACCTTGGAAGATATCTTCGATCACCTGCGACATCCCTACACCCGCGGGCTCTTCGATTCCCTGCCGGACATCGAGAACCGGCGCAACGAGCTCAAGCCCATCAAGGGGCTGATGCCCGATCCCACCAACCTGCCTCCCGGCTGCCCGTTCCATCCCCGGTGCGACTACGCCCGGTCCGAATGCAGCCAAGATTTGCCTCAGGCGCGGCGGATATCCGATACCCACACCGTGCGCTGTCATCTGTACAACGACACCACCGAGGATAGGTTGGGGGTGAAAGCCGATGGGTGAGCCGCTCCTTACGGTCAAGAATCTCAAAAAATACTTTCAAAAACCCTCCGGCGTATTGCACGCGGTGGACGATATCAGTTTTACCATCGAGGCGGGGCAAACCCTGGGCATCGTGGGGGAATCCGGCTGTGGCAAAACGACGATTGGCCGCACCCTGCTGCGCCTGATCGAACCCACCAGCGGCCAGATCATCTTCGACGGCCAAGATGTGATGCAGCTCAACAAAAAAGAGATGCGGCACATGCGCCGCCATATGCAATTCATCTTTCAAGACCCTTTCTCTTCGCTGAACCCCCGCCAAACCATCGCCGAGACCATCGAGGAGCCCATCAAGCTGGCGGGCCTGATTCCCGACCGGGACAGGCGGTTTATGCGCGTGCTGGAACTGATGGAGACCGTAGGGCTGGCCGAGCGGCTGGTCAACACCTATCCCCACGAGTTGGACGGCGGGCGGCGGCAGCGCATCGGCATCGCCCGGGCCCTGGCCATGAACCCCAAATTTATCGTATGCGACGAGCCGGTATCGGCCCTGGACGTATCCATACAGGCGCAGATCCTCAACCTGCTCAAAAGGATACAGCGGGACACCGGCATCACCTACATCTTCATCACCCACGACCTGTCGGTGGTGAACCACTTTTCCAACGACATCATGGTGATGTACCTGGGGCGTATGATCGAAAAGGCGCCTTCGGAGATGCTGTTCGCCAAGCCGCTGCATCCCTACACCCGTGCGTTGCTGTCGGCTATCCCGGTGCCTCGCATCCACAACAGGCCGGAGCGCATCCTGCTTCGGGGGGAGATTTCCTCGCCCATCGATCCGGAGCCCATCTGCCGGTTCGCGGCCCGGTGCAACGAAGCGATGGAGATTTGCCATTGCAAAGAGCCGGCCCTGCAGGAAGTGGAGCCGGGGCACTTTGTGGCGTGTCATTTGATTGATCGGGCATGACATGTTTGCGTGCGGTAATTAAGAAACACCATATAGAAGGTGGGTGCTCATATATGCATTGCCGCAGGATATGCTGTTGGCTGTTGATCATTCTTTCATTGTTCGGCTTTATGCCCCATGTATGCGCACAGTCCACGTCTGGCAACGATGCGGCGGGCACAACTGAAGGCACTATGTTTTTCCGCGACACACGCTGGGGCATGACGCCTGATGAAGTCAAACAGGCTGAGCCAAGCGCAACGTTCACGCAGATCGGCTCGTATTGGTTTATGAACGAACCGGTTATGATCTTTGAACAATATGAGGCTTCCGTGATATATTGCTTTTTTGACGACGGCCTGGCTGTCGCGGTCGCTGAGATAACGAAGCGACACGAACAACCGACGGGCTATCTTGCTGACTATGAAGCTATCAAAGCGCTACTAACTGCGGAATATGGTGCAGCCAATGCGGATGACATATATTGGATAAGTCCAGAGTATGAGAACGATCCAGAGAAAGCGCTTGCAGCTAACGCAGTGCAATACATGACCAACTTTTGGCTGGGTGATACAGTGATAGAGCTTATCTTGGGCCCTAGCAGTCAGAATGGGCAAAGCGTAGTGACTGTGCAGTATGCCGATGCGGGAATATATGCGGATATGTTCTAAGTGGAGGCGTGATAACTGAAGGATTTAAGAAGAACGAACCGCCTGCTATCTGCAAATTCAGATAACAGGCGGTTTTCCCTCCTTCTGCACGTGGAGCGGGTGATGGGAATCACCGAACAGCTAAGCGCTCTTTTAGCGATTCCTGAAGGACTTTCGATAGGCTCAAACCTGCGCGGTCCGCGCTTTCCGCCAGCCAAGACGGAAGGGATACGGTTTTCTTAACGGGACGTTCGTCCTGGCGGCGCAGATAGGCTTCCAGATCGACGGTGACCGGCATCGCTAGATCACCAGGCTCAAAGATAAGCGAAGACAGCGGCGATGGCGGCGCGACATCCATTCTAATTTGCCGTGCGGCGGCTAGGAATGAGGCCAGCGAGCCTTCCGCCTCGGCCAAAATATCTGCGTCTGTTTCGGCTTGTGCGTGCGTTCCAGGTAAGTCTGGGAATTCTATGGCATATCCGCCCTCTGCACAGGGCGTGACTTGGGCGACATAAGTTTGTTTCATGGGGTTTCCTCCTTCTTTCAGTGGTCGTGTGGCCTATCGCAGCCCCGCGCTCTTGAGGATGTGCTTGGCGAGTATTTCTTTGATTTCCCGGTGGCGAGGCACCTGGATGAGCTGCCTTAACGGCGGTGCCGCGTCGGGATTGTGGAAATTGCTGTGGTCTCCTTCACGCAATTCTCGCCATCCAGCTGCTTCGAGCTTTCGGACAATATCTCGACGTTTCATTTGTTCACCCTTTCTGTGTCTTATTATTGCATGGTACGTTACGTAAATCAAGGGCTTTTACGTAATTTTTTAAGCATATTGCGCGTTGCATAAAACGAACCGCCTGCTATCTGCAAACTCAGATAACAGGCGGTTTTCTTCTTTTGCGTGGCAAATAAGAAACGAAAATCAATCCTCGCTATAAGCAATGGTTACAATACGCGCAGGCTCAGTTTCCTCGGCCCACGCCTCAAGGATGCGGCTGTCTACGCGGGTATTAAACTCAATGGATTGTCCGGATGGAATGCCGATGTTATATGGAGTGATTTTGTCCGCATAGATGAGCTTGTCATTCGCATCGTACAAGGCAATAGCCACGGTGACCTTTTCAAGGGTCTCGTCGGTGTCGTTGGTAATGATTGCGGTTAAGCGATACTCGGAAAAATACCTGCTGCGCTGTACCTCGCCGAATCTCCCGTCGCTTGGCAGGTAGCGTATGACTTCTTCGTTTTCGCCCTTGCTGGTTACGGTGAGCGCATAATCGTCGATATAGCTTTTGTCTTCCGCCTCTTTAACAGATGTCGTGTCGTAGAGGTAGCCTACTTCACCGGGCCCCAGGATAGGGGGATAGAGCGAATAGAGATTGCTGCTCTCGATGGAGTTTCCGTCAGCGTCGTATAGCTCGATCATACCACCGTTGAACTTGACCGGCTTATCGCCCGTGTTGGTGACCTCCGCATACGTCTCGCCCGCGAAATAAGAGAAGTAAGGGCGAACGTAAAACGCTTCCTGGGTGACAGTGAGTTTCCCGGCGGCCAGCGCAGAGGCCGGAAGGAGTATGGATGCGAGCAGCACGAGGATGATAACCTTTTTCATGTGGCTCCCTCCTTGATGTTATGTTAACCACATGCTACCACATTCATTGCTTTAGAACAAGTGCGATCTATAAAAACAACCGCCATCTTGCTGCAAATCCAGCAAAATGGCGGCTTTCCCTCCTTCTGCACGTGGAGCGGGTGATGGGAATCGAACCCACGTGACCAGCTTGGAAGGCTGCAAGGAATTGAGATTACGAGCCGTTTTTACTTGATTTGTCATTGCTATTGTCATTGCTTCCCTTTGCTTTGAATTTGTCGGCGGCGTCGGCTATTGCATCGTCGGAGATGTGGGTGTAGATGTTGGCGGTGGTTGAGATGTCGCTATGGCCCATGAGGTATTTGGCAACGTTGATGGGAATGCCTGCATCTTGCATGTCTGTTCCGTAGGTGTGCCGGAGGCAATAGGGCACGAGGTCGGGGGCGATGGTGCTGGCAATGATCTGGTTTCGGTATAGCACTGCGCCGCATACAATGTCCATCTCACGCTTAAAGTTCTCCCACAGGCACGCCATGCTGGATTTTGTATGCCTCTTGCCGGTGGTAGGTTGCGTAAATACCGGCATGTATGGCAGCCCTCGCGCTGCCACGAGGTCGTCGTATATCTCGTCTCGTATGGGGATGATTCGGACGCTTGAATCTGATTTGGGGCCAGCGATGCGTGTGGTGCCCGCTTTCATGGCCTGGAGCACGTGGATCCGGCGCGTATCAAGATCAATGTGCTCCCAGTTCAGGGCACGGGTTTCGCCGGGGCGCAGGCCGCAGTAAAGCAACGCCTTGATCCATAGCCCGGCATAATGGGATTCTGCCATGGCGAGAATATTTGCCCGCTCAGCCTGCGTGACGCTTCGGCGGGTGCCGTCCTTGGAGGCGGGGAGCACCAAGTCTTCAGCGGGATCATACGGTATCAGCCGGGATATACGCGCACGCTTGAAAAGGGATTTGATTGTATAGCGCAGCTTGGAGAGATCGGACTTGCTTTTGCATTTGCCTGTTTCCGCATCCGGGGAAGCGCGCTGATTCAGTATTTTTTGCAGGTTTACGTCTTTCACGTCCTTGAGCTTCATGCCGCCAATGGATGATTTGATAATGCCAAGATAGAGCTCGTAATTCTTGTACTGGCCTTCGCCAACGGACTGCTCTTTGTAGGTTTCGAGCCATTCGTCGGCCCACCGTGAAACGGTCATGCTGCCGCTCAGGCCAAGGGCGCCTGTTTCTAGCGCAATCTTTTTCTGTGCGGCTTTGGCATGGGCCTCTCTTAGCGTCTTCCCACGGGCTTTGTGCTGTTTTCCATTGTAATAAAATGTCACAGTCTCGTATTCGTATTTCTTGCCCGGCATAGCGCACCTCCTGACTTCCGTGAATTCCCATTGCTTTTGGATGGATGTGCCTTGTATCATGGGATGCATAAGCCAATAAAACATAAAATACCGTGCTTATGGTACAGATTTAGAGAATGCTTTCCGTTATTTACAATTCACATCTTGGCTTTCTGGGCTGTTTAGGTAGCAGAGGGTATATGGTATGCGCTGTGTGTAACGAAAGCTTAACATATTATTGCATTTACAAACACATGTTCCCGTGCTATGCTAAGCACCCAAAGAAAAGTGATCATATGTGTGCATGTTGGAGGGGTTATGATGCGAAAACCGGTGTATGTTGAGAAGCCAACGGAACCAGAGACTGAGCGTTACTACGTCATTGGATACCCTGGCCTTGTTTTTATTAACAAGTGCTGCATGACGCGGGGCGAAATCAAGCTTCTGCGTCCTCAACCGCTTGTACATGTTGTAAAGCAGCAGCTTCCGCTAAAAGTTCTTCCGCAGTAACCGGCCCGCGTGTGCCGCCCGAAAGGGCGGCTTTTTCTTTTAGGGCTTGGATTCCTAGGCGGATCAATGCCACAGATGCTTCAGAGCGAGAGGGTATTCGGTTCACGTAACGATAGTCCTCAATGGCTTCAAACAGTTCATCGTCTACGATTACGGTATATCTCGGTTTATTCGTTGGCATTACAATCACCTCCGACATAAGATTATGCACTGGTTCAGAGGTTCTGTCAAGAAAAAAATATCTGAAGATATGGTTGACAGGGTCAGAACCTATGCACTATAATACACATCATAGGTTCAGACCCTATGAACTCGATTAATGGAGGTGTATACATTGGAAGGACAATGGGCAAGAAGAATGCTTTCGATTCCACATGACCTAGAAGAAGAAATCAAGGAAATTAAAAAAACACCAGAGTTTTGCATGAAGCCTATTTCAGAGGTGATTCGGTATCTGATGAGGCTTGGGGTGGAAAAGATGAACGAGAAACAGGGTGCGTAGGAGAAGAAAAACGCTTAGTAACATTTTTTGCATGGTGTAAAGCCAAGCTCCTCCGCTTCCGGCGTGGACACATAACGCGGATCGATCATACTGGAGCAACCCGAACTGCTGTGATACTTCTTTCCGCCTTTTGTGGGAATCCAGACGGCACCGTGCTCCTCAAGGAATTCCTCCTCGGCCTCAAAAAGCCAAGTCAGCGTATCATCGTCCACTATCCCTGTGACGGGAAGCCCGTACTCCTCCTGAAACCACATGATGGCGTCTTCGATTTCGAAACCGGAAAACTCGGTTCCTCCATCATCTTCCAGATACCCAAGGGTGACAAGGGCCCGCTGCACATACAGCGATTGCATTTCCTGCTGGGAGACAGACAACCCAACAACGGGCAAGAAAGCCAAGGGCAGGCATATGGCGACAGCGACGAATAAAGCAAGTGTCTTCGCAGATTTCTGCATAGGGAACCCTCCTCGGCAATGATGCCCACATGCTACCACATCCGCTACTTTTGGACAAGTACCGATCCGCGAAAGGAGGCCCGCCTTTTGAACATGCAAGCTATAGAGCAGCTGTCAAAACACCCTGATTTGCAATGGATGCTTTCTCAGGGCGAGGTCGCCAGGCGGATCGGGTGTTCGCGGCAATACGCCGCTGACTTCCTGGAGCGGCAGGCCGTACCGTTCTATAGGATCGGAAAGAAAAAAATGTATTTGTTATGGGAAGTCATCGAGGCCATTGAAAAGACGCGGTGGAAAGAGATGGCGAGTAACGAGTGATGCAGGGAGGCAGTGACGTGAAGGAAATGCAGGTTTTCAACAATGATGATTTCGGCGAGGTGCGCACGGTGATGCGCGACGGGGAGCCGTGGTTTGTGGCGGCTGATGTGTGCCGGGTTCTGGAGATTGCAAATGCGACACAAGCCCTGGAGAGGCTCGAATCTGACGAACGGGCTATGTTCAGCATAGGGCGTCAAGGAGAGACAAACATCGTCAATGAATACGGTCTTTACTCTCTCATACTCGGCAGCCGCAAACCCGAGGCCAGGAAATTCAAACGCTGGATCATCCACGAGGTGCTGCCGTCAATCCGCAAGTACGGAGTGTACGCAGCCAACGGCGCATTGAGTAACCCGGATGTGATAGCGGCGCTAATCCTTTCGCTCAAGCACGAGCAGGAACGCGGTGAAAAGCTGCAACGCCGCCTGAACCGGCTGACAAGCCCGGCAGCGCAAAAAGCCGCCGAGCTGGATGATGTGCCGGAACGATCCGCACGGCTGTTCATGGATGCGCTTGCGGAGATGCTGAAGAGCGGCGAGGTGCGGGTGGCAGATATAGCCGACGGCGAGGCCGAGGCAGATGACTTGATCGGGTTTATGGATGACGATTACCTGTACACCATCCCGCGAATGACATACGAATTTGTGGCGCGGCGCTGCCGGGCAGAAGGTGATCCTTTTTCCGTCAGCAGCCGCATGCTGAACAAAGCCCTTTGCCACATGAGGTACATTGAGCCGGACATTCACGCCGGAACCGCTACCAAGGTGAAGTGGGTGGCCGGTCGGCCGCGCCGGTTGTTGTGGATACTGCGAGAACGGATGTAATGAGCGTGAAGGGGGGGCAAAGCGATGAAAATCACCACAATGCGCAACTGGCTATTTGGCTTATCTTTGGTGGTAACTGTATTAGCGGGGTTATTGGGGATCACGATGTACTTCCTGTTTCATGTTTTTTGGTGGGGTTGAATTTGGGCGGAGGCGGTGTTATGAATACCTATTACAAAACCTGCCCTAACTGCGGGGCGAATAATGATCCCGATGAACGGTGCGACTGCGCGGGACAGCTGAGCTTTTTGCCCCCGCCTGCTGGCAAGCCTCTTCTCAACCACTCGGCGAAGTGTATATGCCTTGATTGTACAGAACGGCGATTGCAGGATATGCGGAACAGGAGAAAAGTGTAAAGGGGCAGGCGCATGGATTTACAGGCATTCCTATCGCGCCTGCATGTGGAGAGCGGGCCAAACGCCAAGGGCGAATACATGTGCAGGTGCCCGGCTCATGATGACAAGTCCGCTAGCCTGAGTGTGTGCGTAAAAGAAAGCTCAAAGGATGGAAAGCGGCGCATCTATTTCCGCTGCCAGACGGGGAAGTGTGCGTATACTGATATTTTGGCAAAGCTTGGCCTGCTCCCGAAAGATTTAATCTGTGACAGTGATGACGCGCTGGTGCCCGGCAAGGTTGTGCATACGGCCAAGCCAGCAGGTGACAAGAAGCCACGCGGCAAGTTCGTATGCGCCTACCAGTATACCGATGAGGGTGGCAAGCTGCTGTTCGAGGCGTGCCGCTACCAGCGGGATGATGGCAGCAAGACCTTTTTGCTGCGGCAGCCCGATCCGGCCAAGCCCGGCAAGCACAAGTACACAAAGGACGGCGTGCGCATGGCGTTGTACCGATTGCCGGAAGTGTGCGCGGCGATCCAGGCGGGCAAGCCCGTGTTTGTATGCGAGGGCGAAAAGGACTGCGACAACATGGCGGCGCTGGGGCACGTGGCCACCACCAACCCGATGGGCGCGGGCAAGTGGGGCGCAGGCGACTACACGCCGAGCCTTAAAGGCGCTGATCTTTACATCATTCCCGACAATGACGGCGCGGGCCGCGATCATGCCCAGGCTGTGGCCCGGGCCGCCGTGACGGTCGCCAAGTCTGTGCGGGTGCTCGATCTAACCAAGGCATACTTGGAGCTGCCAGCCAAGGGCGATATCAGCGACATGTACAAGCTGATGGGCCGCAAGGCGGGGCAAGAAGCCCTGCAAAAGCTGATGCGGGAAACCGAACCCTACGCCGCCGACGCGTCCACCAAGCGGGATGAAGCAGCCGAGCACTACGGCAAAATCTTTGGCTATTGCGTGGACGCCGGGCGCATATGCCAGGCCACACAGGACGGCCCCAAGCCGCTGGCCAACTTCGTAGCACTGCCTGTGGCGGTGGTGGCCCGTGACGACGGCGTGAACGTAAGCAAAGAAATGGTGATTGACGGCTGGAGCGCAAGCGGCGTACCCCTGCCCCGCGTGCATATCAAGGCCAATCAGTACAGCGCCATGAATTGGGTGCCTGAACACTGGGATTTTGCCGCCAGCATCATGCCGGGCACCGCCACCAAGGACAAGATACGGTACGCCATCAGCGAGGTGGGCCGCGTGACCGCGCAGCGCCTCACCGAGTATACGCATACCGGGTGGCGCAAGATCGGCGGCAAGTGGGCCTATCTGTACCAGGGCGGGGCTATCGGCGCGGACGACATCACCGTGGACTTGGGCAGCGGCCTTTCCACCTACCGGCTGGACGGCAACGGCGCGGAAGGTTTCGAGACGATCACCTACCAGCAGGGCGCGCTTGCGACGTTGCAAGCCAAGGCTTGCATGGCCGGGCATGTAAGCATCCCCGTGCTGGGCACTGTCTTTTTAGCGCCGCTGCGTGAGTTTTTGGCGGCCACAGGTATCGCGCCAGCCTATGCCCTATTTCTGTTTGGCAGTACCGGCGGGCGCAAGAGCACCGGGATTGCCCTGGGCCTATCGCACTATGGGAATTTTAACGCAAAAAACCTTCCGGCAAGCTTTAACGACACGGCGAACTTTATCCGCAAAAAAGCTTTTTTGCTTAAGGACATGCCCCTCGTGGTGGATGACTACCATCCTGTGTCCAGCTTGCAAGAACGCAGAAAAATGGAGGCCACGGCGCAAAGCCTATCCCGTGCCTTTGGCGACGGTGCGGAACGGGGGCGCATGAGGCCCGACTTGACGCTCCAGGAGGCAATGCCGCCGCGTGGCGTGGCGATCATCAGCGGGGAGGATATGCCCAACGTTGGGCAGAGCGGATTGGAACGCTATTACTTTGTGCATGTACGAAAGGGTGACGTGCCTGCCACCGACGCGCTGACCGCCATGCAGGAGCTTGCCCGGAAAGGAGCCCTGCAAAAATCCATGAGAGGGTATATCAAGTGGCTGCTCAAACAGATAGACGAGATGCCGGGCCTGCTGCACGCAGAGTGGATCGTCAACCGCGCCATGGCCCTGGAGCGGACAAAGGATGGGCACGGGCGGCCATCGGAGGCCATCGCCCATATGATGCTGGGGTATCAGTACATGCTGCGCTATATGCGCGACGTGGGCGCGATCACCACGGAACAAGCCGTGGAAATGATGGCCGCAGCCTGGGAAGTGGTGGTGCAGAACAGCAAGCGCCAGGCCGATGATCTGCGGGAGGAGCGGCCCAGCAAGTTCTTTCTGACGGCCATATCCGAACTATTGGCTGGCAAGGTGGTGGGTGTCCGTGACCTTGCTGCAAACATCGGTGATCCTGGGGCCCACGTGCCCGGCACGCAGGATATGATCGGCTACAAGGATGCGCAATATTACTACCTGCTACCCAGCGTTGCCTACCGCGCCGTGACTAAGCTGTGCAACGACCAGGGGCAAGCCTTCCCGCTCACGAGCAAGATGCTGTACAAGCAGATGCGCGAAGACGGGGTGCTGACGCCCGAGGCCACCACCAGCACCAGCGCCACGCGGCCCAAGTGGATCGACGGGAGGAGCCAGCGGCTGCTGTGGATACCGTGCAAGTGGATCGATGGAGGGCCGGGGCCGTCGGTGGAGCAGCAGAAAATGGGGTTGGATGGGTTTATGCCTGTAAACGATGAAGAGATGCCGTTTTAGGAGGTGGATGAAATTGGATTGGGAGAGCGCGAAGAACTACCTGCATACGATGATCGCCGAGTATGCAAGCATCGGCGCGGCGGGGCGATTTGGATTGACTTACACGCTGCTTCCGCTAAAGAAGCGATACGAAAATGGTGAGCGCACGAAGGAACTATACGACGAAATCATGGGGTGCGAGTAATGAAGGCTAAGACGCGAGACGGCTTGAGGGCCAAGTGCCAGTTATTTGAGCACCGGAGCAGTTATCACGGCAAGCACAACATCGTTTGCGATGGGCGTATGGCTACGTATCAAAGCTCGGCAGAGCGAAATTGTCATTACAGCACGTATTGCTGTGGTGATCCGATCCGGTGCTGCCTTTACCAGGAGCACTTGGCTGCATGCATAAGAGATGGTATTTGCAAGGTGGGCATTGACTTAAGTCAAGGAAAAGACTTTACATTAACGTGGGGGTGAAAAAATGAGTAGCCGCTCAGAGATGAAAGTGACCTACATCGACCCAACCCAAAGGGCGTTATTTGCTGCCGAGCTGCCGGGCGGCGGCTATGGCGTGTGGGCGCAAAAGGGCAAGGATGTGCCGCGCAAGCTTGTAAGCAAGGGCTATATCGACCCAGCTGGATATCCGTCCTTTATCGAGGCGCAAGAAGCGCTGGGCCATCACGTAAGCGTCAAGCGAAGCGAAAGCTCCTTTGGCAGCTGGGAAGTGTACGTAAACGGCAAAGCCACCAAATGGGATGACTATCACGCCATGAATCGGGGCGAGATGCGCGCGCCGGGCGAACAACTGCCCGCTGCCCAAGTCACCCTTGCCAACATCGAATACCGTATCGCCCACCACGTTCAAGGGGCATATGAAAACATGCTGCACGTGGGCCAGTGCCTGAACGAAGCCAAGGAGGCGGGCCTTGTGCCCCACGGCGAGTGGGAGAATTGGGTGCGCACCCATGCGCAGATGAGCGAACGCCAGGCCCAGAAGCTGATGCAAGCTGCCCGCAGAGTACCACCGGGCAGCGCCATGGAGCGGCTGCCCATCAGCAAGATACAGGTGATCCTTGCGCTGCCGGAGGAAGAGCGGGAGCCTGTGGCGGAAAAGGCCGCCGATGAGGGTATGGGCTTGAGGGCGTTGCAAGCAGAGGTTAAGCAGCACAAACGGCGCGCCGAAAACGCCGAGCGGTTGCTTGGCCAGGCAGAAGGTGCGGCGGCAGAGGCCAAGATGCGCGCTGGGGAGTTGCAGTTAGAGCTGAATCATGCGTTGTTAGATTTTCCTGCGGTTGGCATCAGTCCTGAGGCCCAGGTAGAGATCGACAGGCTTAAGGCAGAGATTGGCCAATTAGACAAAAGCGCCGGTAAAGAGATCAATAGATTGCAAGACGAACTGAATGCTGCTGAAAAGTACGCCGAGCAGCAGGCCGGGCTGCGGCAGGAAGCGCAACGTGAAATGCTGGGCATGCAATCCCAGGCGGCGCGGGGTGAGGTTCAGGGAGGCCAGGGCGGCATGACGCCCCTTGACCTTGCGGCGGCGGTGCGCGCCTTCATCGGCAGCGCGGGCGTACTGCCTCACATGGGTGTGGAGCTTTCGCGGATCGTCGAGGCCGACCGGCAGCAGATTCGGCAGCATGTGGATATGGTGGCGGCCTGGGTTGACGGCTCCCGGCAGGCGCTGGGCGTCATAATGGTGGAGGTGTGATTATGAGCAGGGATAGCGAAATCACTGTGCGGGCAAATGGCCCAGGCGAAATCGCCCATCATGAGGGCGTGGCGCAGGCGCTTGTGCAGCTTGGGCAGGCCATGCAGGGATTGGCCACCATGATGAGCAACACGAACGAGCGCATGGGCCGCCTGGAGAACGCGGTGCAGCTGCTGACCAAGGTGACGCCCATGCAGGCCGGGGCGATCAACAAGGCGATACGGGAGCGGGCAAGGGAGATGTGCGAGGCCCACCGTGCGCCTGGCGGCGAGGCGCAGGCACAGAACGCGATCCGGCGCGAGGTGCGGCTGGCGTTTGGGGTGCAGAGCGTGCGGGAGCTGCCACGGTGCGAGTACCAGGTGGCTTTGCGGCAGGTGCAGCTGTGGGAGGACTATAGGGCTATGAAGACCATTAAGTCGAAAGTGGGGGCGAAGGCATGATAAGGGATTATCTAAGTTACGCGCTCGGCGTGGGTTGCGTGGTGGTTCCTGCGCTGCTGGGCCACCTGCTGGGCAGGATGGCGGCGCGGCGGGCATTACGGCGAAAGGACGGTACATGAAATGGATAGCAGCAGATATACATTTCGCGGAAAGCGGAGGCATGGTGGCGAGTGGCTGCATGGCAACTTGTCGGTTCAGGGGGAGTGCGTCTTTGTTTTTCCGTATCCTGGGGATGGCCTAGATAGTTGGGATAACTACGAGGTTGACCCGCTGACTATCGGGCAGTGTACTGGCCTTGTGGATCGTGATAATGCGCTGATCTTTGAGGGGGATATCATAAAACTGGATTTACTGCATTTGGATGGCACAGAACAAACATGCATCACGGCTGTCGATTGGGAGGACAGCGCATTTGTTATCAGCACAGATGACGAAAGAGACGCGTTTCTGGCGGCGTTTGCAGCATGCCCGCAACGACAGTGCGCGCCATTATATGATATCAAAATCATCGGCAACACTCATGACGATATTCGTTGATATGCGCGGAAGGGGTAGAGAAGAGTAGTGAACAAGTGTGTCATCATAGGCAACCTGACCCGTAAGCCGGAACTGCGCAGTACGCAGGAGGGCGTGCCGGTTTGCAACTTTACTGTGGCGGTGAACCGCCATAAGAAGCGGGAGGGGCAGCCGGATGCAGATTATTTCCGCGTGACCGCATGGCGGGCCCTGGGCGAACTTTGCGCCAGATACTTGGACAAGGGCCGCAAGGTGATGGTTTGCGGATTGGTAAGCGCCAGGGCATACACCGGGGCCGACAAAGTTGTATACGCGGCCCTGGAGCTGGTTGCCGATGAAGTGGAGTTTTTGTCGCCTATGGAGAGGTGAGCACGCAAAAGCGTCTGCGCGGACGCTTTTCGGAATGGATACACAGAGACTGAGGGAGGTGAAACAATGAGGGCCATCACGATATTGACCCGATGCCGGAACGCAGAAGGCGATCTGCGCCGCATCCAGCAGCGCATCGACCGGCGGCGGGAAGCTGCTGAAGGGATGACGCCAAGAATGGATAAGGGCGGCGGCATGCGTGGAACATCGGAGCCAGATAGGTTTTCCGCGATGATGGCCGATATTGGAGAGATTGAGGCAGAGCTAGAAGAACGTGGCCAAGCGCACAGTATTGAAGTGGCCGCTGTATGCGTGTTACTTGATTCCCTTCCCGAAAGCGAGGGCGCAGTGCTTCATCAATCGTACATTAAACGCCAGCCGATACGCGCTATTGCTCACAAAATGCGCTACTCCGAAAGCAATATCCGAAGGCTGAGGGCAGACGGGGAATCGTTGGTGAAGGCCATACCAGAGGAATCCGTGGTTGCCGCATTACCCACGTGGTACTTGAAGAGGTGGCCGGACACAGAAAAAAAGAAATGACATGAAATTCGATTACTAATTAGGAAGCGCTGCGGTTGACTGTTGGCGACTGCGGAGGACTGCGCAAGACTGCGCTCCATTGTTGCCCTAGTCATGTTACAATGTATCCTGTAGAAATGAGCGGACGCAGAACAGCGGGCCGCTTTTTTGTGCCCAGGGGGTAGCGCATGGCCGCATACAGGGAAAGCAAGCCGTTTTACCACACGGCGGCCTGGCGGCGCGCGCGGGCCGCCGCCTTGGCGCGGGATCAAGGGATGTGCCGCGATTGCATGGACAGGTACAACATGGGCGTCGGCACCCGCCCGCGCAGGGCAACCCTGGTACACCACATCGTACCCATCGAGGAGCGGCCCGATCTTGCGCTGACCTTATCCAACCTGCGAAGCTCCTGCGATGCATGCCACAACAAACGGCACCCCGAAAAGGGGCATAAAGTCCGCGAAGAAAACGCCCATGGAATGCGCGTGATCAAAATATAGGGAGGGCGAAAGATGAACGACGCGCTAAAGGCCAGGCATATGGAGGCCATCACCGAGCCGAATGCCGTTGCGATGTACGAAGCCCTTTGCGCCGCCTGTGAGCAGCGTGAAGGCGGCATGACCGATCCCGACCAAATGCTTGTGGCCGACATCGCCCAGGCTGAGCAGATCAAGCAAAAGCTGATTGCGGATATAGCCGAGCGAGGGATCGGCCAGGAGCGAACCAACGGACGCCAGCGATACTACCAAAAAAATGAGAGCGTTGCCCAGCTTCGCGCTTACGCGGAACAGCAGCGCAAGCATCTGGCCGAGCTGCGGCTGACGCCCAATAGCAGGAAGGCAGCGCCTGTAAATCTTGATGATGAGTTTGACAAATTCGGAGCCAGTTAGCGCCGTAGCGCGATGTTACGCCTACGCTCACGATGTGGGCAAGGGCCGCATCGTGGCGTGTCATAAGGTGAAGCTGGCCTGCCGCCGCTTTCTGCGCGACCTGGACAGGCAGCACGAGCTTGGCTACCCATGGCGGTTTGACGAGGCCAAGGCCGAGCTGCCCTGCGCTTTCATCGAGCGCTTCCTGTCGCCCACAAAGGGCGATTATGACCGCATGGAGTTGCTGCCATGGCAATGCTTTGTGCAGTGCAACCTGTACGGGTGGGTGGACAAGGAGACCGGCCTGCGGCGTTTTCGCGAAGGGCTGATTGTGGTGGGCACCGGCAGCGGCAAGAGCACCATGTTGGCCGGTAACGCCACCTTTGGAGCCTGCAAGGACGGGGAAAGGGGCGCGGACATCTACCTGCTGGCCAACAGCAAGGAACAGGCGGGCATCGTTTTTAACGAGTGCCGGGAGCAGATACGGGCAAGCCGTTATCTTGCGCCCCGGTTTCGGCCCCTGCGCGATGGCGTGTACTACGATGCTATGAAATCCAGCATTAGGAGCCGGGCCAGCGACAGCGGGAAGCTTGACGGGTTGAATCCCCATATGGCCATCTTTGACGAGATCCATGAGTACCGGGATTTTAAGCTCATCAACATCATTAAGCGCAAGATGGTCAAGCGTCAGCAGCCGCTTGCCATTTACATCACCACCATGGGCAGCGTGATCGACGGGCCGCTGGCCTATTTTTACGGGATTTTTACCGACGCCATGGAGGACAAGCTTTTGCCGGATGTGGCAGACCGCATGTTTGCCTACATCGCCGAACTGGACGAAAACGACGACCCCAACGACAGCGACACGTGGCCCAAGGCCAATCCATCGATGGGCGTGCTGGTGCACATGAGTGATCTTAAAGAGCAGTGGGAGCGGGCCAAGCTGGTGCCCAGCGAACGCGCCGATTTTATCTGCAAGCAGCTCAACATCACCGTCAATACCGACGACCTGCAATTCATTCAGCCGGATGTCGCCAAGCGCAACAACCAGGTGATCGATGAGGAGATGCTGCTGGGCCGCCGCTGTTATGGCGGCTTTGACCTGTCAACCCGGGAAGACTTTACGGCTGCCGCGTTAGAATTCCCGCTGGATGACGGGCGAGTGTTTGTGAGGCTGCACACCTGGATACCCAGGCGCAAGGTGGAACTCGATCAAGAAAAGATCGATTACTACGGCCTGGCGATGAAGGGGTACATCACCATCGTAGAGGGTGAGTACGTACAGCAGGAAGACGTGTACCGATGGTTTTGCGACCAGGCAAAACGGTACGAGATCATGGCCATCGGCTACGATCCGGCCAACGCCACGCGGCTGCGGCAGATGTTGGAGAGCAGGGGCTTTGACTGCGTGATCGTGCGCCAGGGCCCCTTGACGCTCAACGACCCCATGAAGGATGTCAAGGAGTTGCTGATCGCGGGCAACGTGGTGAGCAACAACGACCCCATGCTGCTGTGGTACACGGACAACGTGCGGCTGAGCGGTGAGCGCAGGCATACGGACAAGCAAAACTGGATGCCCACCAAGCGCAACAGGTTCCGCAAGATCGACGGTTTTATGGCGTGGCTGTTTTGCCACACCATCAACATGGTCAAAAACCCGGCGGGCGAGGTTCACCACGCGCCCGCCGTACGTGTGGTGAACATCAAGAGACGCCGGGCGATGGCATAGGAATGGAGGGATGCGGATGGGGCTATTCAACAGGAAGCCAAAGAACCAGGCAAGCCCTCGGGATGAGCCACCAGCCCGCCGCCCCAAAGCCACGGCCAAGATGCTACCGGTGTACCGGGCGCGGGCCGACAATACCCTGCGCGGCAATGAGGCCATCTACGCCGCCGTAAGCCGCATCAGCAGCACGATTGCCAGCATGCCACTGCACCTCTACAAAGGGTACGAACTGCAAGCGAATCATCCGCTGGAGCGAATTGTGGGCCTTGAGCCGAACGAGAACTTTTCACCGTTCGGCTTTTTGCAAACCATGGAAGCCTATAGGAACACCGAGGGCAGCGCCTACGCGCTGATCGTGCCCGACAAGCTGGGCGCGGCTGTGCGGCTGGACATCTTAGACCCTGCCCGCGTGCGCCCCGTGCGCCACCCGAAAACCAAGGAGCTGTGGTACTGGGTGACGATGGACGACCAAAATCCCTGCCCGTTGCCCGGATGCCAGATGATCGTGGTGCGGCATATGAGCGCCAACGGTGAGGTTGGCATCAAACCTATCGACGTGCTGCGGGGTACGCTGGACTACGACAAGCAGGTGAAGGAGCTAAGCCTACAGCAGTTGGACGGCGTAAATCACGGCGTGTTTTTGACCGTGCCCAACACGGGCCTGGGCGAAGTTGAAAAGCAGAAGGTGATCGACGACTTCCTGGACGCCTACGAGCGAAGCGGCCAGCGGGTGGTGATTCTGGAAGGCGGCCTGACGGCCACCACGTTTAGCCAGTCGGCCATCGACGCCCAGGTGCTGGACGTGGAGCGCATCACCCGCAACCGGGTGGCCACCGTGTATAATCTTCCCCCGCATATGCTGGGGGATTACACAGACACCAGCTTTTCCACGGCGGAACAGCAGATGCAGGAATTTCTCCAGCTCACCATCATGCCCATCGTGGCGCAGTGGGAGCAGGAGCTCAACCGCAAGCTGCTGAGCGTTGAGGATTTTGTGGACGGATACCGATTCCGCTTCGACATTGAATCGTTGATACGGGCCGACGCCTCCGCCATGGCGGAAGTGTATCAAAAGGCTACGCGCAACGGTCGCAAGTCGATAAACGAGGTGCGCGCACGCGACGGATTGCCGCCCGATCCTTTTGGCGACGAGCTGATGGTGTCCCGCGACTTGATCCCGTTAAGGGTGGCCGTTGAGCACCCGGAACTGCTGCTGAGCTATGGGCGCGGCGGCGCGCCGCCAGACCCGGAGCCTGACCCGCCCAAGAAAAAGAAGGAGGGAGGGAAAAAAGAGTGAGTTTTTACGACTTTGTCAAAAGCGCCGAGGGTGCCGACGTGCTGTACATCGACGGCGAGATTTCCAGCGATGAAAGCTGGTGGGGGCCGGGCGGCGAGGTGATTGCCCGCAAATTCCGGCAGCAGCTCTCCAGATGCGGCGACGTAACCGTGTGGATCAACTCGCCGGGCGGCGACGTGTTTGCCGGGGCCGAAATCTATACGGCGTTACGCGAGCACGCAGGCAAGGTGACTGTGAAGGTGACGGGCATCGCCGCCAGCGCTGCCAGCGTCATCGCCATGGCTGGTGACGAGGTGCTAATGTCGCCGGTTGCCTACATGATGATCCATGACCCGTGGACGTTCGCCCTGGGCAACGCCAAGGAGATGGAGCACTGGGCGACTGTGCTGCGAGAGATCGGCGAGGGGCTGATCATAGCCTACACCGCCAAGACCGGCAAGACCCGCGATGAGATCGTGGAGATGCTGGCCGCCGAAACGTACATGAGCGCTCAGCGGTGCGTTGATGAGGGGTTTGCGGACGGGCTGCTGTTTGAAGCGCCGGTACAGGCCCATACATCCAACGCGCTGATGCAAGCCAGGCGCTACGGGCAAGCGGCGATCTGCGCCATGCTTAAGCCGCCTGCGCCCGTGCATCCAAAGCATAGCGAGGATGCGCCGATGCGCTCTGAAATCGCCCTGTACGCCCAGTTGGTGGCCGACGCTTACAAGTACGCTACCTAATCAAACCATAAGGAGGAACCCCACCGTGAAGAACATGAGCCAAATGAGGCAGGAGATCAAAACCCTGGGCGGGCAGATTCGCGCCGCCGCTACCAGGCTGGCCACCGCCGCTGCCGACCCCAGCACGCCCTCGTCGGAATTGACGGTGCAGCGGGACACGCTCAACAGCATGAACGGGCGCATGGAGGCTATGCAGGCGGCCTTTGACGCCCAGTACGGCGAGAGCGTCAAGAAGCTGCCCAAGAAGCCCAAAGCGCAAAAACCGCCCAAGAGCCCGTCGCTCAAAAAGATGCTGGGGAGCAGGGAGTATGCCCGTGCGTTTGCCGACGGTATGCGCACAGGCGCGCAGCCTAAGCGCATGACTGATGAAAAACACAAGGTGCTGTACGATGCCTTGACCATCGCGGGCGACCCCGCAGGCGGGCAGGACGGCGGCTTTTTGGTGCCGGAGGATGTCGATCATAACATCCGTGAACTGCGCCGGGAGCTCAACCCGCTGGCTGATCTGTTTACGGAGGAAGACGTTAGCACTAACAGCGGCTGGCGCGTGATGGACAAGGCCCCGTCCATGGGCTTTACTTATCTGGATGGCGAGATACCGGATGACGGCATCGCCATGGACGACCAGCCGGAATTCGTAAAGGTTCCGTTCTCGCTGACGACCTACGGCCTGATTCTGCCGGTGAGCAGCGAACTTGCCTCTGACGAGGTGGCTAGCTTGTTTGGTTACCTGGCCAGATGGTTCGCCCGCAAGCAAATCATCACGGAAAACAAGCTGCTCAAAGCCCAGCTTGATGAGCTGACCGCCAGCGTCATCGAAGCGGACGAGGAAGATGTGTACGTGCTCGACAAGATCAAGCATGTGCTCAACGTGCTGCTTGATCCGGCCATCAGCCTGAACGCGGGCGTCCTGACCAACCAGGACGGGTACAACTTCCTGGATACGCTCAAGGACGCCGATAACCGTCCGCTGATGCAGCCCGACCCGACCAACGCCACGGGCATGATGCTCAAGGGCCGCCCAATCACCATGGCCCCCAACTGGCTGCTTCCCACCCGTGAGGAAGAGTACTTTCCGCTGTACATCGGCGACTTTGAGCAGTACGCCACGCTGTTTACCCGGCACCCGCTGGAGATACGGTCTACCGATATCGGCGGCGACGCGTGGCGGAAAAACAGCATCGAGGTGCGGGGCATCAGCCGCATGAGCGTGGCGGCGTTCGATGCCGGTGCCGTGGTGCGCAGTGAGCTGCATGTGCCCTGATAAGCGAGAGGATGATGTGACGATGATCATCGAACGGGAGGACAGCCAGCAAAACATCGCCAGTTTTATGGCGACGGGGAACGACGGTATCCGCATGCAGGCGGCAAGCGCCACCTGCCATATCCGGCCTGGCAAGGGCTTGACGCTTTCTGTGGACGTGTTCGACGGCGTGGACATCGGTGCGGACAGCATGGACGGCTTGCGCGCCTCAATCGCTGCCTTTATGGCGGCTGAGGTGGCTAAGGCCGCTTCGATGGGCGTCCCAGTGGCTCTGCCAGCCGACAGCGCGTAAAGGAGTGAAGGCATGCCAAGCATGGACATGTTGCGCCGCTTTGCGGGGGCCGGGGAGGCCGACGCCGCTGTACTTGGCCTGTGCCTGAACGCGGCGAAAGCATGGTACGAGCGTGCGGGCGTACCCGAGCGCAGCAGCGGCAGCGACAAGCTGTACGACTTTTGGGTATGCAACCTGGCGGCCTTTTTCTACGACAACCGGGGCGCGGGCGGCAACGACGCCAATGTGCCGCCCTACATCGTGGCCAGCGTGCACCAGCTGCGCAGCCCCAAGCCCAAGGCCAAACCCAAAGGAGGCGGCGGCAAATGAAGGCTGGGGACTTGCGGCACAGGATCCTTTTGCAGCGGCCCGAGACGATCCCCGACGATAAGGGCAACCGAAAAACCCTGTGGATCACCTACGCAACCGTGTATGCGTCCATGGCCGACGTATCCGGGCGCGATTTCTTCGCAGCCCAATCTTACCAGGCGCAGGACATCGTAACCTTTGGCATCCGCTGGCGAAACGATCTGAACGTATCGCACCGCATCGCCACCGTGCGCGATGGCCAGGACTACCGGATCGAGCAGATCAACCGCCTGGGCTACAAGGGAGATTTTATGCACATCAAGGCCAGGCTGGTGCAGGGGGTAGGCGTGTAGATGCCGTTTGAAGTCAGTGGGATGGATGCGGTGATTGCCGCGTTTGCGCGCCGGGAAGGACGTGCGGAAGCCGCCGTGAAGAAGGCGGTAAAGGCTGGCGGCGAGTATTTGGCCGAAAGGCTGAGCGAAGCCGCGCCAAAGGATACGGAGGCGCTTGCCAACAGCATCAAGCCGGGCCCCGTAAAGTACAGCGCGGCAGAGGGTTACTACTGCGAGGTGAAGCCCGTGGGCAACCATCCCAAGACGGGGGAACCCCTGGCCAAGATCGGCAACATACTGGAACACGGGCGCAGTTACGGGCGAACCCACAAGGCGGGCATCGGATGGTTCCACCCTACCGTAAAGCTTGAAGAGGGCGAAGCGGTGAACGTGATAGGGGAAGCGTTTGATAAGGAGATGGAGGGGTAGTATGGACGTAGAACAGACCTTTATGGCCGCGCTATCCTCCCTCCCCTGCCCCGTGAGCAAGCCGCCCGCCGATGGAAGCCAAGAAACCTACGCCACATTCAACCAGGTGCTGGGCACCTATGAGGCCCACGCAAGCAATACGCCCCGCAGGATCAATCACATGATGCAGGTGCACGTGTTCAGCAAAAAAGACGACGGCACGCACCGCAAGCTGTTTTTTCAGGCTATCGGGCTGCTGCGCACGGCGGGCGTGAAGGTGCGGGCCTTTGGCCCAGATGATTACGAGACAAAAACCGGATATCACCACATCGCCGCTACGTGCGAGTGGGTGGAAAAGATATGAGGAGGCACGTATATGGAACAGGGATATTACTCGGGCGTACTCGACCTGTATTACGCCAAGATGAGCACCGAAGACACGGCCACCGCCGCGCCGATGTACGAGCAGCCCGACGTGCTGGCAAAATCCATCGAGGTGACGGTTACGCCCAGCTACAGCGAGGGAAAGCTGTTTGCCAGTAACGCCACCGTGCGCAGCACCAAAAAGATCGACAGGTACGACGTGGCGATTAACGTGGACAAGGTGCCCTACGATAAGCAGGCGATCATCCTTGGCCGCAACCAGGACGCCAGCGGCGTACAGATCGTAGGCGGCGGCAACAACCCGCCCAACATCGCGCTGGGCTTCGCGGCCACGCTGGATGACAACAGCAGGGAACTTTGGTGGCTGTACAAGGGCACCGCCGCCGAGCCTACCAAGAGCGCCAAGACCAAAACCGAAAGCATCGAGTACCAGACGCCTACAATCAACCTGGTGTTCGTGCGCCGCATCTTCGACGATTCTTTGGCCGCCATTGCGGATACGTCCAATACCGGGCTTGCGGATGGCGTAGAAACCGGGTGGTTCAAAAAGGTGTACGAGCCGAGCGATGTGGGGCCAGTGGAGCCGCCGGAGCTGCCGGTGGAGGAATAGCCTATGGCTCCTGATTGCATCCATTGCATACACAAAGAGACGTGCCCGCGATTCGCGGCGGGCAGTTTTTGTACAAGCTTTGCGACCAAGGAAGTCCAGCGTGACGAAAAGGACGACCCCAATGCAAGGTGGCGGCGCGGCGAGGACGTAGAATTTTGACGGGAGGTTGCAATGTCTAGTAAAACCAGGGCTCGGGACATAAACGCGCCATTGAGCGAGGTTATCATCGGCGAAAAAACATACAAGCTTGTATTCAACAACCGTTGTGCCCGTGTGGCAGAGGATGTGTACGAGCTGCACTACGGTCAGGATGTGGGGTATAGCGAAATCCTGCGGAGCGTGGCCAAGGTCAAGATCAAAGCCTTGATGGCCATGTTTTTTGGGGCACTGGTGGCGGGCGGTAGTGAAATGACTTGGCCTGAGTTTGACGAGGGCTTCAAGTTCGACAGCATCCCAGGTGTAAAGGAGGCCATCCTGCGGGGCATAGAGGCGTCTCTGCCCAAACCCCAGGAGGGTAAAGAACCAAACCCTTAGACAGTGCCCGCGAGGACGGATCATTTCCATGGGCGTGGCTGCTTTTCCGTGCACTGGACTGCGGCATGACTGCCGCCGACTTTTGGCAGGCCAGCCCACGCGCCATCGTGCTGCTGAGCAACTGCGCGAGGGAGGCCCAAGGGAAACCTGCGGGCGACGGGAGGGTAAAGCGGCAGGCAATACCCGGCGGCGGGCCCCAACGCCTGGGGAGGATACCCAGATAGGAAAATCAGCAAAAGCGTCCACGCGGGCGCTTTTTTGTTGCAGTTAAGGCGAGGTGAGGGCATGAGCGGGGGCGCGGATGAGGGCATCGGCACCAAAGTAAGCGTGCTGGGCGACAAGGAGTACAAGGAAGCCATGGCCGACATCGGGCGGCAGCTGGCGGTGGTCAACAGCGAGATGCGGGCCTCCCAAAGCGCTTACGACAGCCAAGACGCAAGCATCGAAAAGCTGCAAGACAAGGTTGAAAAGCTGACCGGCGTCTATGGGGCCCAGGCCGAAAAGGTGCGCCTGATCGCGGAGCAGCTTGCCAAGGCCGAGCAGGAATACGGCGAGAACAGTAAGCAGGCCGATAACCTGCGCATCGCCCTGAACAACGCCAACACCGCCCTGAACAAGACCGGCAACGAGCTTGTGCGCACCAACGGGCAATTGGACGCGGCTGCGGGCGCGGCAGAGGATGCCGCTGACGGCAGCGGTGAGCTGGCCGGTGCCGCCTATGAGGCCGCCGATGCCATCGATGGCCAGGGCGATGCTGCCGGGGATGCCAGCGAAAAAACAAGCAATTTTAGCGGCCAGCTATCGGCTGCCGGAAACGTTGCTAAGCAAACGTTTGTGGTAGCGCTGGAAGCGACGGCGGTGGCCTTGGCTGCCGTAGGAGCGGCGGCTGTGGCGGCAGCGGGCAAGGCGTTTGATTTCGCCAAGGGGGCGGGCAGCATGGCCGACGAGCTGCTGACCACATCGGCCATGACCGGGGTGAGCACCGAAAAGCTGCAAGAGTGGGCATACGCCAGCGAATTGATCGATGTGTCGGTAGACACCATCGCCGGGAGCATGACGCGCATGACCCGGAACATGGGCGAAGCCAACAAGGGCAGCGAAGGGGCCAAGGCCAAATTCGCGGCGCTTGGCCTTTCGATCTATGGGGTGAATGGGGAGCTCAAAGAGGCCGAGGAGCTGTTTTTTGAGGCCATCGACGCCCTGGGCGAGATCGAGAACCAAACCGAGCGCGACGCCATCGCCATGGACTTGTTTGGCAAGAGCGCCAAGGAGCTTAACCCGCTGATCGACGCCGGAAGCGACGCCCTGGCAGCGTTGGGCCAGGAAGCCCGCGACATGGGCGCGGTGTTCAGCGACGACGCCATCGCCGCTATGGGCAGCTTCGACGACAGCATTCGGCGCGTGGATTCAACGGGAAGGGCGCTAAAGAACAGCATCGGCCTGGTGGTAATCCCGGCCTTTCAGCCCCTGATGGACAAGGCAAGCCAAGCCATGGGCAGCGTTGCCAAAGCAATTCAGGAGGGCCTGTCGCCCGAGGATATGGAGGGAATCGTAGAGCTCCTGGCCACTTTTGTGGACGAATCGCTGGAAACCATCACGGGGATGATGACCGACGCGCTGCCCCTGGTGATGGGAGCCATGAGCGCGCTATTGTCCTCGCTTGCCCAGCGGCTGCCCGGCATGATCCAAACCCTGCTTCCCGCAGCGACGAAGCTGCTGCAATCCATACTGGACGCTATGGTTGCCAACGTGGGGCCGCTGGCCGCGATGGCGGTAGACTTGGTGACAAGCATCGCGACCTTTTTGCTTGAGAATCTGGACAAGCTCATCGACGCGGCTGCCGGGATCGTGATCGGCTTGATCGACGGCATGACCGAGGCCCTGCCCAAGCTGATCCCCCTGGCCATTGAGATGCTGGCAAAGCTGGCCGTGGCGCTTGTGAGCAATTTGGCTACGCTGGCCGCCAAAGCGCCGGAAATCATCGGCGCGCTAGTCAAAGGGTTGTTGGATACCGATTGGCTGAAGATAGGCAAGGATTTGCTGCTTGGGCTGGCGGGCGGCATATCCAGCGCGTTTAGCGACGCTAACAAGCTTGCCGATGCTTACAGGGAGCAGTTTGGTGCGACCCAAGAGGCCTACGACGCCTTCAAGGCCGGGCTGGAGAAGGCCGACTTAAACTTGCAGGCCGCAGTGGATGACGCTGAGGGCAAGAAGCAACTGGCAACGGAACTGCTGGCTTTGTATAACGAGCTAGAAGAGAAGGAAATCCAGACCGACGCGGACTTGACCTTGATGGCCGCCTACGCCCAGCAGATCGCCCAGTTATACCCGCAGCTTGGGCAGTATATCGACCCGGTGACGGGGCTGTTTGCCGAGAACACGAGCGCAATACAAAACAATATCGATGCGTTGGCGCAGTACGCCTTGATACAGGGTTACCAAAGCCACCTAAACGAGCTGGGCAGCTTGCTGGCTCAGGCCAACATCGAAATCGGCAAGCAAACAGAAGGCTTAAAAGCGGCAGAGGAGGAATGGGAGCGGCTAAAGGGCATCCAGGGCGATGTGGCAGAGTTGTACAACAAGCTGGATAGCGCCAGGGCAACCAGCGACGTAAACAAAAGGAACCTATTAAACGAAAACCTCACCGAAATATACAACACCCTCAAAGACATCGGCGGCATCGAAGATCCATTGAAGGGTTATGTGGACGTGCTTGGGGACGGCACGGTTGTCTTGAAAGACAGCATGGAATCGTGGAGGGCCTACGAGACGATCATGCACTCGCTAAAAAATGTGCATGGCGAAGCAAGCGACCATTTCCAGGCTATGAACACGGTCTATGAAGAGAATCAAGAAACACTGGCCGCACTGAACCGAGAAGCCGATGAAACCCGCGAAAAGATGGATGGCATTACGGGGCACATCAAGGACGGAACGCAAGCTCTGAACGAAATGCCCGCAGCGGCCATAGCGACCGGCGAAGCCTACCAGCAGGCGGGTGAGGACATCAGCGCGGGCGGCGACGCGGCCCTAGAAGGCGCACAGAAATTTGAGGACGCCGCCGAAATGATGGCAGGCGCGGATGAAGCCGCTGAGGACATTGCCGCCAGTGTAAGCGGCGCGGGCGACGACGTGGCCGCTGCCGCCAGCGAGATACTGGTCGCAACGCATAGCATCCAAGCCGCCGAGGCGGCAGCCGTGTCCGCCCAGGAAGCGGTGGCGATAGCCATGCAAGCCATCGATGCGGATTCGGCTGCGGCCCTAATCGTGATGCAGGCCGTAAGCGATTCCATCAGTTTAACCGTTGGGGCGATGCTGGTATCTGTCGCCAACGCGCTGACCGGCGGCACAAACGAGGTGGCCTGGGCAGGGGAAAGCATGGCCCAGGCCGTAGCGGACGCGGTAAGCGAGGAGCTTTCCCAGGCCAACGGCATGACCATCGGGGTGCTGTTTGCGCAGCAAGTGGGTGCAGGCATCACGGATGAAAAGCCAGAGGTGGAAAAGACCGCAACAGGGCTGGGTGCGGACGCGCTGTTCGTGCTGTGGCAGGTTGTGGGCAGCGGGGGCAGCAACTTTGAACCCATCGGCACGGCGATCGCGGACGGCGTAGCCAAGGGTATCAGGGACGGCACAAGCAACATTACCAGCGCCGCCAGGGACGCGGCCAGAGCCGCTGACGCCGCCGCCCGGAAGGAGTTGGGCATCGCCTCGCCCGCGAGAAAGGGCATGGAGGTGGGCGAGTGGTACGCCGAGGGCGTAGCCTTGGGCGTGGAGGCCCGCATGGAGCGGGTGCTGGACAGCGTGCGCGGCCTATCGGCTATGGCGGATACGGAGATGGGCATGAGACCTGGGCATGCTTCCGGCATGCAGGCATTTGAAATCGACTACGAGCGCCTGGGCGACGCGGTGGCCGACAGTTTTATCCGCAAGGGCATCGGCGATACGGTGATTGAGATGGACGGGCGCGAGGTGGGCCGAACCGTGGAGCCCAGCGTGAGCCGTGAGACCTACGAGCGGGCGAATAGGACGGCAGCGGGCCGTTCGGCGCGCATGGTTTTTGCGTAAAGGAGGGCGAGGCATGAACCTGCGGGAGATTAACTTTTCTTTTGGCGGGCTGCATTGCCTGCGGGACTTTGGCATGATCTACGCTGAGATCAACGGCCATCCAATCACGCCGCCCGTGACCCCGAACCTATACCGCATCGCGGGCATGAGCGGCAATCTGCGCATGCCCGGCAAGACGCGGGGGCTGATGCAGTTCAGGGGCAACATGTTCTATATGAGCGATCCGCCCGACCAGACGGCGGCGCAGGAAATGCTGCGCAGGGTTGCCGCGTGGCTGCTGGGCGGGCGGCAGCGGCTCGTGTTCGACTATGAGCCGCACCGCTTCTATCTGGCTGAGGTGAACGCGGAAACCCGGTGGAACTTTGCCAACTGGATCGAGGGCGGGCTGGTGGTTGGGTTTGACGCCCAGCCGGACGCTTACAACGTGCGAGAGAATACGGTGACGCTGAACACTACGGACACCGACGCCAATTTGAACCTGGTGGTTGATACTGGGGAGCCCGCGCCCCTGAGATTGGTGATTGAAAACACCGGAGTTGCGCCGATCAACGCCGCCACGGTGGCCGTGGCCTGCAAAAGCGCGGCGCTGGACGGCATGGAACTGGAAACCGGGGCCGCGTTGGCCATGGATATGGAGCCGCCCATTGGGGCGGTTTTTTCGACCGGGGCAGACGCCATGCCCTACGCAAAGAGGTTTGACTATATTACGCTTGGCGCGGGGGCGAACGCCATCGCTGTGACGCTGGAGTATGGCGAGGGTACGGCGGGCGCGAAGATCACGGCAAGCGCAAGAGGGAGGATATAGGGATGTTTGAACACAAAAAGAAACGCGGGAAGCCTTTTTGCCCCTTGTTCGTGGGAGCTTGCGTAGAAGATTGCGCCTGGCGCGTGGGGGAACAGTGCGCTATTGCCATGCTGGGCCGCCAGGCTGCCCGGCAGGGCGACGAGCTGTACACAATCGCTGAGATCATGATGGGCAGGCCGCCTTTGGAAGCTGCGCCTAATGAGGGCGGCGAACAGCCATGACCGGCGAGTTTGTGACCGTGTACGACCAGGCTGGGCAGATGCTGGGCACGCTGGAAAGAGCCAGCAACATCACCTATAACCTGGCCCACAATGACCTTTGGACGGCAAGCTTTTCGCTGCCCAACACCGACCCCAAGAACGCCCATTGCCAGGCCCATAACTACGTGCGGGTGCCCGACGGCAACCGGGACTTGGGGCTGTACCGCATCATCGGCATGCCCACGGGCGAGGAAACCGCCCAGGGCGGCGTGAAGACCTACAGCCTGGAGCACGTGATGGCTACGCTGCTGGACGATGTGCTGTTTGGCTATCACGAGCTTGGCGGCTGGGGCACAACCACGGCCCAGGTGATGCAGTATATCCTGGACCGGCAGACCACCGTGCGATGGGCGCTGCACGAGTGCGACTTTACCCACCAGTTTGAGTACAAGTTTGAAAATACGTCGCTGCTGACCGCGCTGCTGTCCCTGGGCGAGGTGCTGATCACCGAATACACGTGGATATTTGACACCTCCACAACCCCGTGGCGGGTGAGCTTCAAGCGGGCTGACACAAAGGCAGGCTGCGGCATCCACTACATGCGCAACATGGTGGGCGTGGAGAAGAGCATGGACGCCACCATGCTGGCAACCAGGCTGTACCTGCTGGGTTACGGCGAGGGCGTCAACCAGCTGACCGTGCGCGAGGTGAACGACGGGCTGCCCTACATCGACGCCGATACCATGGGCACCTGGGGCGTAAAATGCGACGTATTCGCCGACACGCGCATCGAGGATGCCGAGACCCTGCTGGCGCGTGGGCAGGCGATGCAGGAAAAGCTAAAAAATCCTTACATCAGCTATGCGGCGTCGGCCATCGATCTGGCGGGCATGACCGGGCATAGCTGGGATACCTACATGCCCGGCAAGCTGGTGCGGGTGCAGGACAGCGAACACGGCCTTGATTTTACCGCCCGCATCGTGGACATCAGCAAGCGCAATGTGCGGGGGCGGCCCGGCGACATCAGGATCACCATCGCCAACGCCGAGCGGGACGCCGCCAGGAGCATCAACACCCTAGCCAACCGCGTGGGCATCAACGAGCTGTACAGCCAGGGGGCCACCAACCTGGTGAGCGAAAGCTTTAGGGACAACGCCAGCGCGTCGTACCCGGCCCGCATGCGGGTGTACGTGGACAGGCAGACCGTGCGCATCAACCGGATGCTGCTGTCCTGGCGGCTGGAGCCCTTCCGGGCGTACTCAACGGCGGCGGCGGCGGGAGGCGGCGGGGTGCGGGCATCGAGCGCCACAAGCGACTCCAGCAGCTTAACCACCACCTCGCCGCTGGGCAATACCGATACATCAGGCACGTTTAACGTGGTTGGCACGGTGAACACGGGGGCGGTGGTGGCGGGTACCACGGCGCACTACCACCCGCTGAGCGGCGTGATGAGCCATTCCCACAGCATGGGCCACGTGCACAACATCAGCCACAACCACCGGGTGACGGTCAACGTGGACATACCAGACCATACCCACCCGATAACGTATGGCATCTACGAGGGAAGCCGGGCGACCAGCCTGACGATCCGGGTGGATGGCAACACAATCCCGGCGGGCCAGGTGACGGCAAGCGGGCTGGACATCGTGCCCTGGATGGCCAAGGACGCCGACGGCAAGATCACGCGGGGCACATGGCACACGGTGGAGCTTGTGCCCAACACGCTGACGCGGATCGAGGCCAACCTTGCTATCCGTGTATTCATTCAGTCCGTCGGAGGAGGAGATTTTTAGCATGAATTGGCTGATTAATCAGGTGATCAACCTGCAAAACGGCGCGGACGCGCCCAGGGTATGGCCCAACGTGCTGATGATGCACGCCGACGACATGGCGCACAAGTGGCAGGTATGGGTGGCGGACGGGCGCACGCCTGTAGACATGACCGGCTGGCTGGTGACAGGTTACTTTGTGCGCGCAGATGGGTACACCGTGCCTGTGGGCGGCACCGTAAGCGGCAATGTGGCTACCGTTGTGCTGCCCCAAGCTTGCTATGCCGTGGAGGGTGAGCTGACGGGCATACTGCGCGCAGCCAAAGACGGCGTGGTGATCACGCTGTCCGCGCTGATATTCCGGGTGCGAAAGGACTTAAGCGACAGCTATATCGATCCTGACCACAAAATCCCGACCTTAGACGAGTTGCTGGCCAAGATCGCCGACATGGAGGCGGCGACCTTGGCAGGCATAGAGGCAGCGGATAACGCCAACACAGCCGCCCAGGACGCTATCACCGCAACCCAGGACGCCCTAGGAGCGGCCCAGGACGCCACGGACGCCGCCCAGGGGGCAACCCTTGCGGCTCAGGCTGCCCAGTCTGTGGCGAATCAATGGGGTACAGTGGACGTGGAGGCGGTTACGTTGCCGCCCGAGATGCCCGCCGAGGGCAGCATCACGCAGTCGGAAACCTCTACCACCATCCACCTGGGCATCCCCCAGGGAGAGCAGGGCGCGCCAGGAACCGGCCTGCATGTGCTGGGCACATTCCCGACCTTGGGCGATCTGCTGGCCGCGCACCCTGTAGGCCAGCCTGGGGACGCCTACACCGTGGGCAACCAGGACGGCACGTATATCTGGATATGGGATTCGCTTACGCAGCAGTGGATCAACAACGGCCCCACAGGGGGCGCAAACCTGCCGATCAATGGGGTGATGCCCGGCGCGGATGGGTACGAGATACACGCGGGGGACATCCCGACCAATGTGCCTAGCCAGAACGTGCAGGAGGCCCTGGACGGCAAGCTGCCGCTGCAATATGTGATCAACAACCTGGAAACAACAAATCCAGGCTACGCGCTGGACGCCCGGCAGGGAATGGCGCTGCATACCGAGATTGGAGAGGTGAGAAACCGGACGGGTGCAGATATGCAGGTTGGGCCAGATGACCCGCTGTCGATCCAGCAGGCTATTGGATTGGCGAAAACGACAACCGTCTCCAGCGACCCGCCGCCGATTTCTGCCGACAGCCATTCTCCGGGCGACCGTTACCTGCAAACTCCTCCAAATTTGTTCTTTGAGAACATGTATCCAGTGGACAGAACTGCAGACATGCTTAACGAATGGGCAACTACTGCCGCCTCAGGTGTTCAGTTCCTACCTGTTACTGATCCGGCACAAGGGGACTACAGCGTATTGATAAAGTTTACGGATGTTAACACCTTTATTATATACTACAAAACGCCTTTTTTATACGACCCGAATAAGTCTTATGTAGTATGTGTTACAGCGTTTATGAACACTTCGGGTGGCAACTCTTTTACTACAAGGTTGCTTAATATGAATGGTTTACCTTACACCTTGTATACATCGCCAATACAATCCATTCAAGGGAATAAGTACACTCATTCTGTTATTGTTATTCCGCCCAATGCTACTTCCTATTCTGGGCCCGTGTATCTTGCTTTTTCTCTTACCGGCGCTTCTAACCGCGAGATTCTCCTTTCAAACATTGCATTTGTGGATACGGACGCAACACTGGGGATGGGTTTTTCCTTGTCTACACCCGATGCAGTACGAATATTTGAAGGGGATAGTTGGAACGGGGGAAGCCCGGCGAGGAGACAACTCGAATTCGAGGAATGGGCTGTTCCCCCTTGGCTTTATACGTATTATATACACGCACAAGAAGCATCATGGCTAAGCCTTGTTTCGCGCAATCAATACCGTACATATGACATCAGTTCGCTTATGACGGGCATGACCTTTAACGCTGTGAATGGGCATAAGGCACTCATTACAGTTTTCGGTGAGTATTGCTATTTTGAGATGTATGGAATAAAAACAGCGGCAACGACCGCAGGCTCAACCTTTTCGCTTCTTACAAACGCTGATACAGCAGTCAGCAAGATACCTATTCCAAGAGTTCCGGCATCACTCCCATGCTTCACGCCCGCCGTTGCCGCATCCAACAGCTTTGTTCGCATTGTTCCAGCTAATAACAACATTCTCTCGATCACGTTAAATTCGATTGCCGCGATTGCAGCGAACGCCGTTATTAGCTGCAGCGGGTTCTACCGGGTTGGTATTTTTCTTTAAGGAAGTGATACAGATGGCAAGGATACCAGCTGCCAAAGCGTCGGCGCTATTTGAAGAGATCATAGGATGGCCGTATCAGATTGGAGGTTCCGGCAAGACGCCGGGCGGTGTCATCGACTGTTCCGGGGCCTGGCGGCGCGTATACCTCAAGTACGGGCTGGAGATTGAGCACAGCAGCAACCGCCAATACCGCCTGTTTTGCAGCCGAACGGGAGCTATCACCGGCGTTAAGGACTTGCAAGTGGGTATGGCGGTGTTTAAGGTGCGCCCCTGGGCCGATGCGGATAGGGGCCACCGCGATTACGGCAAAGCCCCCGGCAACGTCTATCATGTGGGCTGCGTGACCAGCGTGAGCCCGCTGCGGATCGTGCACGCCACGCCTGACTTTGCCAAGGCGGATACCGCCATCGGCAAGTGGGTGTACTGGGGCATGCTCAAGGAGGTGGATTACGGTGGAGCAGGCAATGCTGCTGTGGTGGGCGCTCCTGCTGTTGGCGGCGGCGTTCCAGCGCCCGCCGCGCCGGTAACATGGCCCAAGCCCGGAGAGGCCAAGGTGGTAAAAGACGGCGTGCGGCTGCGCCGTGAGCCTGCCATCGTGGACGGCGTGCATCACAACCGGATTTGCACGGTGCCCAACGGCACGGTGATGCCAGTGCGAATGAAAATTGGCAATTGGGTGCAGGTGGATTACCTGCGGCATGACGGCTGGATACGGGCCGACATGCTGCTGCTGGGATAGGAGGGGTGTATTTGGGCGAGATGAGCGCCAGCGACGTGATCACGCTGGTAACGGCGGCGGGCGTGATCGTAGCGCTTATAAGCAACCTTGCCAACCTGCGCGCAAAAAGGCAGGAGAACAACCCGGCGATCATCGAGATGCGGCAGGATATCAAGTACATCCGCTCGGCCATCGATAAGCAGGAAGGGGTCAATGGGGAGCAAGACAGGCGCATCGACGACCTGGGCAACCGGGTGGCGGTTGCGGAAGCGTCTATCAAGTCCGCTCATAAGCGCATGGACGATCTTGTTAGTTCGAAAGGGGGATCATAATGATTGACTTGACAGGGATTGCGGTGGCGGTGCTGTCGCTGCTGGCGGTGTGGGTAACGACCCATGTGGTGCCGTGGATCAAAGCCCGTACCACAGCGGAACAGCGCCGGGTGGCCAAGCAGCTGGTGAAGACAGCGGTGTATGCCGCCGAGCAGCTCTACAAGGGGACAGGGCGCGGCGGGGAAAAACTGCGCTATGTGGAGGGGCGGCTGGCTGACGCGGGGATCAAGCTGGACGTGGACGTGATTACCGATATGATTGAGGCGGCGGTGCTGGAGCTGGCGATTAAGAGGGATTGGGGGAGCGTGACGTATGAGTACGAGGATGTAACGCCGCCTGAACTAGACCAGCCCATTTTTGAGGTGGTGCCGGAAATAGGCGATGTGGGCGTGACACCGGGGGGCATGCGCTTTATTGTGACGTGTGTCAGCGAGACCGAGCCGATGGAGCCTGGGTATTACGTGCTGTGCGGTGATTATTGGATACGGTATGTGGAAGCAGTGCATGAACCGCCTGATGATGCGGCTGGTTGATGGGGATCGTTCGGTTTTTTACCTGCGATAGCCGGAGTCGTGGGCGCGATCAGCGGGCACGGTGGGCGTAAAAGGATCTATTTAGACGAACAAAGGCGGCGTTTGCCCTGCGAATGTGCGGGGATGACGCCGCCTTATTTTGCGTTGCCTTTTATGTACTGATCGACCCAGGACTTGAGGAGGGTGTTGGCTGTGGTGCCGTTGGCCCGCGCCGCTTCGTGGAGGGCTTCGCGCTGGCCCTTGGGCAGCTGCACGGTGAGCCGGTCGTACGCCTTGTCGTTGTAGCGGTTCTTGGCCGCCGAGCTGGTTCTTGGCTTCTTTCTTTCCACGTGGTGGCCTCCTGCTTGCGTTTTGCGCGCTGATGAGGTAAGATAGAGGCGAGACAGGCGAGACAGGCGGCAGGTTCCCGTCTCGCCCTGTGGTTAGGTTCCCTGTGCTGTAGTGAGTGACGGGGAACCTTTTACTTTTCTTCCCCTTCTTTGGAGGAGAGCGCCTTGACCTTTGCGATTGCCTCTTCCAGGGTGGAGCTGTTTTCCATTGCCATCAAGACCAGGTTTAACACGGTTTTGAACTGATAATCGGTCATTGTGTTTTGCATCCTCTCTGCCTCCTGCCCGGCTTGCTTGGGTTGGCTTCCCTTCCCTGCAAAACTATTGTACCATACGTGCGCACGTATGTCAACAGCTATTTTTATGTTATTTTAGCTATAAAGGAAACGCCCACACCGGCTTTCTTCCGGTGTGGGCGCTTTTATTTTGCTTATGGCTGTATACCGAGGCGCTGCTGGAGCGCATCCTGCAAAAGCTGCGAATAGTTCACGTTGGCGGCTTCGGCCTTTTCGGCAAGCCAGCTTGGGATCGTGAGATTCTTGCGCACAGAGTACGATTCCACAAATCGGCGGTATGCCTCAATATCGGCCACAACGTAGGATACGAACTCGCCGGATTCCAGCGGTATTTGATCGGTAGGGAGTGGGTCGGGTATTTCGTTCCCGTGTTTTTGCATGGTATACAGCCACCCGGCGAGCGCGTCGGCGGCAGCGTCAAGCGCATCGGCGAGATTATCGCCCTGCGCGCCGCATCCGGTGAGCCCCTCAAACCAAACGGAATAACCTCCGTCGATCGGTTCTGGATGGATGGTAGCGAGGTATGCGTGTTTCATGGGCTTTCCTCCTTGATGGTTATATGATGTCCCGAGAGGCGGGGCTTATTTCAGCCCCGCGTCTCTTAGGATTCTGTTTAGCAATCCGGTTTTGACTTCCTGTGACCAGTGGCGTTCGATTTGGATAACTCCGGTGCGTGTGGGGTGAACGTATGCGTCGTGGCGGCTCCCGTGGTGATCAAGCTTCCATCCGGCTTTCTTAATCCGCCGCTCTAGTTCGCTCCATGTCATTTGTGATCCCCCTTTCGGCATACTTATTGTAACACGCATAAATGCGCATTGTCAAGACAATTGTGCGCATTTATGCGTGTTTATTTCATGCCACGTCTCGATTGTTGACCGCTTTATGAAACATGGGCATGGGAATGCTGCATTGGCTGCGCGGAATTGCCTCACAAGGGCACACAGGAATGCCATGTGGCCACGGTCGAGCCCTACATGGCCACAGCCATTTGAAAAACCGCCAATAGAAACAGAAGCGGGCAACGCGGAATAGGGGAGCGGTCGAAAAATGGGGATTTCGCTGCTCATTATGATGGGATGAGGCGGGGAAGCTTCGCAGGGCCTTCGCTGGGGCGGGAGCGGGGGCATTCCCCCCTGGGGAGGAAGTTGACGAGCGGAGGAACGGACACCGGGAGGAGGCCTGTCGTTTACAGCGCGGGGGCCAGGAGTATAGGGGGTAGGCTAGTTTTTTTCTTACACTTTATTTTATTTCCTTACAGATAATAATATAAAGTGTAAGGCTCCACACGCATCCTATATAATGAAGGAAAAATACGCATTACAGAAATTACAGAAATTACAGTTTGTTTTATACGCCCAACATTCTTTTTCATCTTTTGCCAAAACCCATAAGCAGTACAGCGAAATCCTCACTTTTCGACCGCTCCCCTATTCCGCGTTGCCCGCTCCACATGTTGGCCGGAATTACAGCGTAATATCTTTTGCTAGCCAGCGCGTGTATCCTCAGTAGTATGGCGCTGATTGTCAGATGGAATAGGATGGGAGCGAGGCGGGAAGTGCGCACTTAGTACAAAAGCATATGGGGTGGCATGTTGATTTTAATCTGTAATACTGTAAGAGTGGAATTAAATAGAGGCAAAAACACAACGCATAGTGTACGGGTAATTCTTCATGTACAATATAATGTGATTTCTCGACTTACACACAATCTGTTAGAGGCAAGTTATTGTGTAAGGAATCGACTTGGGAAAGTGTAAGGGGAAGGGGTAAAGCTAGTCAAGTTTGTCCTCGTTTTTGTCATTGTTGTCATTGGTTAATGATGGCTTTTGGCAACATGAAAAGTTATGAAAAAAGAACCGCCATCTTGCTGCAAATCCAGCAAAATGGCGGCTTTCCCTCCTTCTGCACGTGGAGCGGGTGATGGGAATCGAACCCACGTGACCAGCTTGGAAGGCTGGAGCTCTGCCATTGAGCTACACCCGCAGATGGAGCGGTAGACGAGATTCGAACTCGCGACATCCACCTTGGCAAGGTGGCACTCTACCACTGAGCTACTACCGCGCGCCGTCTCCACATTTGGGGAAAATTGAGTAGTGCGGGCGAAGAGACTTGAACTCATACGCCTTGCGGCACCAGATCCTAAGTCTGGCGCGTCTGCCATTCCGCCACGCCCGCAGAAGAAAGATGCTGGCTGGGGTGGCAGGATTCGAACCTACGCATGCGGGAGTCAAAGTCCCGTGCCTTACCGCTTGGCGACACCCCACTGATAGAGAAACGCATTCAAAGCAACGAAACAGATTATATCAGCTTATGCTTTCGCTGTCAAATATGAAAATAGCTCAGAAAATAGCTCGGTTGCTTGATTTACCTGGAAGGTCGGTATATAATCCTCTACAAAGAAGCGCTCGCTATTCCAAAATCGGGACTATCAAAACAGAAAGCGAGGCTCCAAAATGAAAATCGGCGTGATCGGAGCAGGCAGCGGCATTTTCTCGCTCAATATGATCAAGGATCTATGTTTGACGCCCACCCTGCACGACGCAACGGTTTGCTTTATGGACATCGATGAAGAACGTCTGGATGCGGCGTTCACGCTGTGCAACCGATATGCCCAGGAGGTGGGCATGAAGCTTCATATCGAAAAGACTACCTGCCGGGAAGCATGCCTGCGAGACGCGGACTTTGTGGTCTGTACCGCGTTGGTGGGTGGGTATCAAGGTTGGAAGGATGGTTGGGAGATCGGCAAAAAATGGGGTTTCCGTTGGGGAGGAAGTCTGCATGTCATGCACGATGAGGCGTTTTGGATCAACTTCTATCAGCTGCGTTTGATGGAGGATGTGCTGCTGGACACGATGCGCATCTGCCCCAACGCGTGGCTTTTGATGGTGTCCAATCCGGTGCTGGCGGGCATTACATACCTGAAGCGTAAGTATCCGGATGCCAAGCTGGTAGGGTTATGTCACGGGTATTCGGGCGTGAACAATTTGATCAAGCGTTTGAATCTGGATCCGAAAAAGGTGAGCTATCAAATACCGGGCGTCAATCACCTGGTGTGGCTAAATCGCTTTTACTATGAGGGCAAGGACGCGTTCCCGCTGGTAGACAAATGGATAGAGCGGCATTCCGAGGAATACTTCAAAACCTGCGGGTTTTCGGATGGAACCGGACCGAAGATGGTGGACATGTACAGACGCTACGGTGTTTTCCCCATAGGAGACACCGGAAACCCGGGAGGCGGCGCTTGGGGCTGGTTCTACCATACGGACGGGGAGGAAGAAAAGCGCTGGAATGAAGACCCGGATACCTGGTTTCAACACTACTTCATTTGGAGCGAAAAAAATGTGGAGAGGGTCAAACAAGCGGCCTACGATCCCACCGTCAAGGTGGTGGACCTGGTTGGCCTGGAGGCTTCCGATGAGCCCATCATCTCGTTGATTGAGGCGATACACTGCGATATCGAACGGGTCATCATTGTGAATGTGATGAACGGCCGACTGTCGGTACCCGGCTTGCCAGCCGACTTTGAGGTAGAAGTGCCTGCATTAGTCAGTGCCCGTGGCATTCAGCCCATTGCCACGGAGCCGCTTCCCAAGGCAATTCTGGCCTACATCTATCGGGACCGTATTGCGCCGGTGGAGATGGAACTGGAGGCCATCCGTACCCGCAGCAAGGATCTGCTGGTGGATTTGGTGATGATGGATCCTTTCTGCCACAGCCGGGCCCAAGCCGAAGGATTGGTGGAGGATATTTTGAACCTTCCTTACCATACCGAGATGAAGGCTTGGTTTGAACCCAAATAAATAAGAAACCCCAGAAGATCGGGGTTTCTTGGCATATATGGGGTGGGTGATGGGAATCGAACCCACGACTTTCAGAGCCACAATCTGACGCTCTAACCGCTGAACTACACCCACCATATGGCGCGCCTGAAGGGATTCGAACCCCTGACCCACGGCTTA